AGATGTTCTTCTTTCCCGGTTGCAGCATGGAGGTAAGCGGTACCGGTATAAAGGAGCATCCGGCCAACGGCAGCACATTGTCCCACTACGTTTGGGAAGAAAACGTCCTGAAACACAAAGTCCGTCTAATGGAAGACATGTTTACCATTTCCCGTAAAAAAGACATAGAGGGGAACGATGTTTTTGATATCCGGATCAATGCCGTCCCGTCTAACTTTTTCGGCTATGTAATCAATTCGAGCCGCGTTTACTGGCGTAAGGAACTGGAATATAATTTCGACGACAAGAGCGTGGGGGAAGCGGAATCCTACCGGGAAAAACATAAATTCGATATCGAGGGGGAAGGCCTCACGGCGGAAGAAGTGGCCGAACAGAAAAGGAACCTTATCAACAAGATCTTTACTATCGGCTATATGTTGCACCGTTATAAATCCCCTTCGCGTGCCTGGGCACCACAGGCCATGGATAACAAGATCGGTGAAGACGGTGAATGTAACGGACGTTCGGGCAAATCGTTCATGTTCAAGGCCCTTTCCTACTTTATGAAGACCGTCAAGCTTTCCGGCCGTAATCCCAAGTTAATGGATAACCCGCATGTGTTCGACCAGGTAAACCAGCATACCGACTTTATCCTGGTGGATGATTGCGACCGGTATCTTAATACGGGCCTGTTTTACGATATCATCACATCAGATATGACCGTGAACCCGAAGAACAACCAGTCGTTTACTATACCTTTCGAGGAATCGGCCAAGCTGGGATTTACAACTAATTACGTTCCTATTGATTTTGATCCGTCTACGGAAGCCCGTTTGCTGTACCTGGTATTCTCCGACTACTACCACCAGCGTACGGAAGATAACGACTACCGGGAAACGCGTTCTATCCGGGACGATTTCGGTAAGGATTTGTTTTCCAAGACTTACAGCGAGAACGAGTGGAACGCCGATATAAATTTCTTCTTGCAGTGCTGCCGTTTTTACCTTTCCCTTTGCGAGGAATCTATAAAATTGCTTCCGCCCATGGAAAACATTATCAGGCGTAAATACAAGGCCGATATGGGCAATAACTTTGAGGACTGGGCGAACTCTTATTTCTCTCCGGACAGCGAGCACCTGGACAGCTTTATCGTCCGTGAAAAGGCTTTTGCTGATTACAAAAGTTTTTCCGGTGTGAATAAAATCACGATGCAGCGTTTTACAAAGGCCCTCAAAGGCTTTGTGGCCCTTTGCCCTTACATTGACGAGCTCAACCCGAAGGACCTTTGCAACTCCCAGGGGCGTATTGTACGTAAGGATAACGACGGCAAGGCCGCCGACATGATCTATCTGCGTTCATGCGGCACGGCGGAAACGGCTGCCGGTGGTGGAACGGAACCGGCCGATCCGACACTCATGTTTGTACCTGATGAACGACCGGATGAATGAATAACGCGCATTTGAAATTAAACAGCATGTCCGAGTTTACCGCGCTCTGGAACAGCGGCGAGAGGTTCCGGAAATTCGCCGAACAGGTCTACCGCTATCTGGAGCGTATGAAACCCGGTACCGTCCTGGCACTGGAACGCTATTCGGGCGAGCAGCTCGAATGGATCATCAAAACGGCCTGTGTTTTTATCCTGGAAGGCGACAACTACCTGGAGTATGAATTTAACGAGGACTATACGGCCGTCGTGCACCGCTATATACCCCCGGACGTAAAGAAATGGATTTTAAGCAGGTGCAAACATCGCGTATAAGACGGATCGGAGCCGGTATAAAATACGAAAAGAGGGACCAGATACGAATGTGTCGGTCCCTCTTTTCGTATGGAAACAAATGCGTCCCGCCCGGCTTCCCTCCCCATACCCCACCTCTATTTCATACAAAATTTTAGTAACCTTGTAACCTTTGTTTGCTTGAAAGAAAAAAGTCTGAAAATCAAATAAATAAATAGGAAATAAAGGTTACGAAGTTGCAGTTACAAAACGGTTACGAATTTTTCCGGTTTGTAACACCGGCCTTTTTATCTTCTACCGGTAAGCCCGGTTACAAACTGTTTTCCGGCCATTTTTTTGTAACGGAAATTAGTAACGTTACTAAGTTGCTAAGATACAGGATTTTACCTTTGTCGGTTGCCCGGTTACGAAATTACAAAAATTTAGTACCGAATTATATTAGCACAGCCTGGCAGAGAAAATGTCGGGTGTGTGGCGGCTGGAAAAGGCATATTATAATTATTCTCCCGGAGTATATTTATCAAAATGACGACTGAAAGCCTACATTTTCCCGTAAATGGCAGACCAACAGCCGATAAAGGAATATCTTTGCCTTTAAAAAGGAATGTTATTGCTATGATTACCACCCGAATACAGATCGAATCCTACCTGGCCGAGTATGTCCGGGGCAAATATTACGACGAAACGGTCGGTACCGTCCGTTTTCCTTCCTCGTCCGATATCTATGTGACCGTTTACGATCTCATGGAGAAACGGCCGGTAAATTGTCCGGCTGACCGCGGCAACCTGGAGTTTATGCTGCCTGACCGCCGGGAGGCCAATTTTGCCGGCGGCAAGTCTCCGGAACAGTTCAATTACATTTCCGTACGCGGTACCGCCATTCTTGAAAAGCGTCTGCGTGCCCTGATGTGGGCCGAGCTGCACGAACTCATGGACGAAAACAAGCACCTGCACGGAATCGAGTTTAAGGAAACCGTTTTTACCTTCCTGAAAAAGTATGATATCTCTTCCATTCAGGAAGACGGGCTGCTGAAAAACTACCAGCGGTGGCGGGACAGTTTCAGGCGTAAGAAGAAAAGGGCGTATAACCGAAAAAAAGTGTAAAAAAGCAAGTTATTTTTTACCTACCAACTGTATCTGTTTGTCCTTTTTTGTCCGGTTTTTGGCTGAAAAACGTCCGAAAAATGCTGAATGTTTGATTATCAATGCTTTATATCTGTAATTATGTCAAGAAAGTTAATATCCGCCGCCCATAGCCTGCAACTGGTTCCCGTTTACAACATTATCCATTTTGGCGTCGTGCTCTCGAAAGTCGTTATCCGCTCTATCGGAAAACCTGATATTCTTATGATCGTACCGGGAACCTTAAAACCGGGTGACAGCAAAAATGAAGACGTCTATACTAAAAAACATACCTTCAAGCTTGCCGACGTGTCGCAAAATAAGACGCTTTACCTGGAAAACCTGAAAGCGACGCCCTTTGTCGCCCTCTATACTGACGAAACGGGTAACACCCGTGTTTCCGGTTCTCCCGATTACCCGCTTACCTTTTCTTTTGAGATCGGCGGGGGCCTGTATAACTGCACCCTGTCCGGTACGGGTCCGGGCGTTGATGCGTTCCTGTAGGTTCCTTTCAGTCCTTCTCTACCTATTATATAGGCGTTTTCTTTGCCGTAAAAAAGAGAACGTGGACAAAATACAGGAGATTTTTACAGCACCTTGGGCAATCGCTGATAATGATTATTACCGGTTGCTTTCCTTACTTGTGCCGTGTGTTGCAGCCGGCAACCTGGATGCGATCGAAAAACGGCTCGACAATAATAAAATAACCGCCTACGCTACTACGCCTTACCTTGCCAACCGGTGGGAACTGGACGATGAGACATTGCCGGCTGACAGTGTGGCCGTCATTATCCTGGAAGGCACCTTGTATTCCTGGGAGACTTACCGCCTGGAAAAGCAGCTCCGGGATGTTTTCGATAATCCTAAGATTTGCGGTGCGGTACTCTGGATCAATGGGCCGGGCGGTATGGTCGCACATGTGGACCTGGCGGCTAAAATGATTGCCGAATCTTCCAAGCCTATAGCTACCTATGTGGCCGGTACCATGGGGAGTGCCCATTTCTGGCTGGGAACCGCCGCCGGTAGAACCTTTATCGCTTCCCCTATGTGTGAAGTCGGTTCCGTCGGGATCATGCTTACTTACCAATCTTTTAAGGAATATTTTAGGAAACAGGGCATTGATTACCGGGAAATCTATCCGGATAGTGCCGATCTGAAAAACTATGAAACCCGCGCGATTGAAAAAGAGAACAACGAAGAGCCTATAAAACAACGTCTGGCAGTCATGCACCGTATTTTCTGTGATGCGATCAGTCGGAATCTGGGTATTGCCTACGATCCGGAACTTCCCCTTTTCCGGGGACAGATATTCACCGGCGACGTAGCCGTGGCAAACGGTTATATAGACCAGTTCGGCACGCTGGAAGACGCTGTAAAGTGGGTACTGGCACAGGCCACCGTCAGAAAAGTAAATGAGATGTATAACATATAGTATTAACTTCAAAATTTTGTATATATGAAATTTAAGAGCTTTTCCGCTCACATTCTGGCCCTGCTGGGTCTGTCGGAATGGAGCAAGGTAGAGGACAAAAACTCTATCACGGTCGAGGAAGTGGCAAAACTGAAAAATTACGGTTTTACCGAAAAATTCCTCACGGACTTTAAAGCGTCCCTCGAAAACGATTTCCAGGACGAATCCGAAGACGGGAACCAGGGAGAGGAAACCGAGGAACCTAAAACTACCGCTTTCCTTCGTGGTTTGTTGGGTGACACTGCGGCACGTCTGACACAAGCGCAGGAACAGCTTGAAGCCTTGCAGACGCAACAGCGTGACGAGAACCGGAACAACACCGCGTTAATTGCCAAGAAGGATGCCGAAATAACAAAGCTTTCCGGTATTATCGCTCAACTTTCGGCCGCTGCGGAAGATGATCCGGGCAAAGGGAAACAACACAACGCCCAGGCGGACGGTAAAGGGAAATTCAATCTCCAGGACGAAAAGCAGCTGGGGGGCTTGCAGGGTGAAATGTTCTCACTGGAGGACCGCCCGTATAACCTTCGCGCTAAAGCTGCGTTAATGGAGGCTGCCGGTTTTGAAATGATCGCTCTTCCGAAAGCAAGTTCCATTGACTACAGCCGTTTGAAGGAGGACCTCGGGGCCTTTTACCGTATTCCCTGGCAGCAGCGTTTGCAGTCGTTTTTAATGGAACTTCCTTCCATTGAAAGTATTTTCCCGCTTGAATCCGGTTATCAGGATTTGGCTACGCTGGTTAATATCTGGCTGGGTGAGTTTTCACAGGCCGGTAATGAGGAATCCGACTTCGATAAGGTGACTAAAGGTTCCTACGAGTTCGACGATGAAACCCTGCGCATGTTCAACGTGATGTTTGCACACCGTTTCAAAAATTTAAAGGCCCTGGAGAAAACTTGGATCGGCACTTTGAACAAGGAAGGTTCAAACCCTATCAAGTGGTCTTTTATCGAGTATATCCTGGCCGAAACCGCCAAAAAGTTGCATAACGAGCGTGAACAACGCCGTATTAACGGAATCCGTAAGGACCCGAATCTGAACGAACCCGGCAAAGCACTTGCTGCAGCTGACGGACTGTATGAGTTCCTGAACAAGAAAGTGAACGGACATACCGATATCAATAACGGAAAACTCGTTTACCAGATCAAGCCGTTCGAATTGGGGGAAATTACCGAAGCAAACATCGGTGAAAAAGTGTACAAGGGTACTTCCATGATCCCGGCGGTTCTTCGTGACAGCGGTAACCTGGCACTTTATATGCCTTCGCACTTTATTGTATTGTATCATAAATACAATGAATTGCATTACGGGCAGAACCAGGATTACAAGGCTAACATCATGTATGTGAAGGAATATCCGGCGGTGAAGATTATTCCGGTTCCCAATGCTGACAACCACCACCGTATCTTCTGGACGTTTGAAGGTAACATTAAAACCTACGAGGATAAGCCGGGTGAAATGACGGCTTTCAACTTGGAGCAGGAAGACTGGAGCCTGAAAGTCTGGAGTAACTGGCGTGAAAGTATCTGGGCTATTGCCGTGGGATTCAAGTACACCAAGAAAGAAGATATGGACTATACGCGCCAGATGATCTTCTGTAATGAGTATGACCGCCCGGCGTCTTACTTCGTGGATGCTGACAAGGACAAGAACCCGTCGGCCAAACTTCATACATCCATTGTTACCGTAGCCAATACGGCCGAATTTACGATTACCGATATTGAAGACGCTCCGGTAGGTGCGGTTATTTCCCTGAAATGCGGAAGCGTGGATAAGGGTGTTAAGATCGAGAAAAGCGGAAATTTTGAACTTATTTCCGATGCCTGGCAGCCCGGTAAGGGGGACGTTATCAAACTGATGAAACGTGCCGACGGTAAATTTATCGAGATTGGTCGCGAAAACGCTTCTTCCGATGCGTTGCAGTTTGCGCCGGATGAAACGACACCTTCCTTGCTTGACGGTGAAGTATTCGTTACCGGTGTAAATACAAAAGCAACGGCAATCACTAACTTTACCGATGCAGAAGCCGGAATCGTTTACACGATTTACGGAAACGGTTCTGAAAATGCTTCTACCATTGCCAGCGGTGGAAACTTTGTTTTAACCGAAGCTATAACGCTTTCCGAAGGCAAGTTCATCAAATTGGCGAAAGCTGCTGACGGTAAATTCTACGAAGTGGCAAGAGGCTAAATTAATCGGAAGGGGTACTTTATCCCTTCCATTTTATAACCTTATAAATCATTAAGTTATGACATACGTAAAAGCAAGCGTAAGAAGGCCGGCCGGCAATCCCGGTAATGGTATTCAGCCCAAGGATCAGCTCGTAATTTACGACGTTGACGATATTCTTTATTTTCCGCCAAGAAACGAGGCCGGCGTGGTTATCGAGGAGGATATCGTGATGAAGGCGGGGCGTTATGCGATCGGTATTTACCTGACACCCGGTACCGCTGAAATCAGTTCCAACAGTGACGGGGAAACCGACGCCGAAGGTTATACGCCTTCCGTTAAGTTCAATCATCCCGGTAACGAACAGGAGATTCGCGAGTTTAAGACAAACTGGCTGTCTAAAAAATGTATCGTTGTTCTCCGTTATTGTAGCGGAAAGCCTGCCGATCTGATCGGAACGCCCTGTAACCCGTCTAAGTTATCCGTTTCTTATACCGGTTCCAATGAATCGAATACGAACGAACTTACTTTCACCCAGATCAGCAAGGGGGATGATATCGCCATTTACCGGGGTACCGACACCCTGGAAGAACCGGTGGCCGTAGTGGAAGCCGGTGCCACAGATATAGATTACCAGACAGACGGGCAGTACCAGCTTTCCGCAGGTGCGGCCAAAATAGCCGGTGTTACCGGTGGAAGTCATGGATCGGTAATTACCCTTATGGGATGTTCGGGCGTTGCGCCAACAGTGGAAAAAGGCGGTAATTTCCTTCTGAAAGGCGGTAAGACGTTTACCGCTTCCGAAGGTTCCCAACTGACATTGCGGGCGTTTAACGACGGTTCGGAGGCTATGAAATGGATTGAACAAAGCCGTTATGAGGCGTAAGTAAACGGCTTTCATATCATTCAAAGGGTGACCGGCAGCACATGCCCGGCCACCCTTTGTCCTTTTTGGGGGTAATTGCCTTTTTTTTCTTTGTATCATCAAATTTTATATAGTATGAAACAGGAAATTATTACCTATCTGGCCGGTCCGCGTAACTTTATTCAAGGCGTGGAACTGTACGAGAAATACGGTATCAACCGTATGCTAAAGAAGTCATTTCGCCGGCAGGGAGAAACGGAAACGATGAAGGCCATTCTTTTAGAGGAACTACGGAAGCTGGCCGGGCTTTCCGAACGTGAATTTAAGACGATCCGGCGCAACTCTAAACAGCCGGCCGCGGTAAAAATGGAACCCGCCCGACAGGAACCTCCAAAAATGCCGGTAAAATACAGCGATGATTTGCTGCTGGAACTTGCCGAATCTTTCGGCGTCAGCGTGGAAGAACTCGTTTCGTCCGATTTCCGGGATAAGGTTCTTTCCATGGATGAAAATGCCGACCGTGTGGAAGAGCTGGAAGAGGAACTGGAAGAGGCGGAGAAACGATACAAGGCGGCTCCGGAAACCGTAACCAAAATGATACGTTTCCGCGAGAAATTTACCTTCCTGAACTCTCCGGATTGTCCCGACATTCTGAAAATACTTGTTTCCGACATGTTCACCGCATACGGGAAGTATAAGGAGGCTTTCGCCCGTCTGGAGGTTACGCCGGATGATGTCAGTTCACTTTCTACAGCACAGGAAGCGCAGGCGGTTGTGGAAAATTTCATTACTAACCGCGAAATGTGGGACGAACTGGAATATTACCGGGAAAACGGAAAGATTTTGGGTAAATGTGAGAAGGTAAAAAGTTTGTCCGTCCGTAAGGGTGTCGAGAATCTTTCGGATATCGACATACAAAAGGCATTGAATAACGCTCGTGCCAACCTTTCAAAGAATAAGGCGAAACTGGAACAGGCCGGGGATGATGAGAAGAAGAAAGCGAGTGCCCTTGCAATGATCCAAAAGTGGGAGACTACAAAGAAAGCCATAGAGGAAGAAATCGAGGCGCGAAAAAAAAAGTAGTTGAACTTATTGCCACTTTGACAGGAAAACGGCAACGGATCATGAAGGACCGGGGCCGTTTTTCTCACCCTTGCGACCGCTCGGAGCTGGGGCACCAGCTCAAGACATTAACCCTCCGGATAGAAAAAGAAGAAAGCCGGCTTAAACAACTTTCCAATGATAACAAACCAAATTTATAACGAGGATTGCCTGGAGGCGTTGAAACGTGTTCCGGACAATTCTGTAGATTGTATAATAACCGATCCGCCTTATTTCCTGGGAATGACACATAACGGGCAGAAAGGCAGTTTTAAAGATTTGTCTATCTGTAAACCCTTTTACCGGGATTTGTTTCAGGAGTTTAACCGGGTGAAGAAACCCGGTGCTTGCGTGTATTTTTTTACGGACTGGCGCGGATATGCTTTTTATTATCCGTTGTTTGACTTGTATTTAGGCGCGTCAAACATGCTCGTTTGGAATAAACAGTCGGGGCCGGGTAATCATTACGCCTTTATACATGAACTTATTTTGTTTCATTGTGGAAAGGGTGTTTCTATTGGTGCCACAAACATAATAGATAATATCCGTTCTTTTGCGTCCGGTGCTAAACTGGTAGAAGGTGAAAAGGTTCATCCCACGCAAAAACCGGTGGCGTTGATCCGTAAACTGATTGAAGACAGTACAAAGCCGGGCGATTTGATCCTGGACACTTTCGGCGGTTCCGGTACTACGGCCGTGGCATCCATTGAAAGCGGCCGGAACTTTGTTTTAATGGAACAGGACGAAATTTATTATTTCACGGCACAGAAACGAATAAAAGATGCGTATGAACGATTTAACGGTGGTAGATAGTATTTACCTGGATGCGCAGCAAAAAGAGGATGTACGGCGTTTGTCTTCTTTAGGGTATTCTTCGAAAGACATAGCCGTTTCCCTGGGGCTTTCTCCGGAAGATGTCGGGCTTTTTGTCCGGGATGCGGAAACGGTGGGAACTTCTGTTAACTTTCTGATCCGGGAAGGGATTCTCGTAGCACGTGCCGCCCCTGAAATAAAACTCCATGAAGCGGCGGAAGGTGGAAACGTGGAAGCTATAAAACAGCTGGAGGCCGTACGGAAAAGACATACTTTTGAACGTTTAATCGAACAAATGGATGACGACGAATTTAATTAAGCCCTCACGAATAGACTTTGACAAGGTGGATATCAACCAGATTCAAAGGATTCTTTCTACCGGTACGCTGGAAGCACTCGCGCCCGATGAAAGGGAATATTACAGCCTTATGGAAATGGTACGGGGCCTTCGTGCCCGTATGCGTATAAATGGCAAGTTGGTGACAAAGGCCGGTATCATCCGCCTTTTAAAGTCGGAGCCTTACGGCCTTTCGGACTGGATGGCCCGCCAGGTGTACGCCGACAGTCTCAATTTCTTTTATACACAGGATAACGTACGTCCGCAGGCTTTCGCCAACCTGTATGCGGAAAAGGCCGAAAATTGGGCGAATACCGTCTTTCTTATGGGTAATGTAAAGGAGGCTAAGAACCTTCTGAAACTGGCGGCGGAACTTCGCGGATGTTATAAGGACCAACAGACCGAAATACCGGAGGAACTGCTTTCACAGAAAAGCACGGTTATTTATACTACCAGCCGTAAGGATCTGGGTGTTCCTGAAATCGACCGTAAGGAATTGGAAGAGTTTATCGACGCGATACCGGAAATTCCTGTTATTGTACGTGATAATATAAAAGAGGATGCGCGTATTAAAGCTTTTGATCTGAAAAAACGTATGTTGTATGATATCAAAGAGTTCGGGGAAGATAACGAAGGTGAGTAACGCCGATGATGTAGAAATAAAATACGGTCATATAATCCAGGTTCTGACGGACTGGATCGATACTACTATCCTTGTATCTATTGACGGCCGCGGTATGGCTAAATCTACCGTTATACAAGCCAGGCGTTCCGCCCGGTGTGTGGAAGAAATGCCCGGCGGTGCGTTCGCTTTTGTTGCCAATACCTACAGTAACCTGGAAGATAATATAATGCCGGCCGTACAGAAGGGCTGGCAACTTATGGGCCTGATCGAAGGGGTACACTATGTAAAAGATACCCGCCCGCCTGAATCCTGGCGGCGTAAATGTTCGGTTATCGTAGATGATTACAAGCATGTTTATAGCTTCTGGAACGGATGTGTTATTTTCATGGGATCACTGGATAACCCTTCATTGCTTGCCGGAAAGTCTGTAATACATCTGTTTTATGATGAAGCGAAGTACGATAAGGAAATGAAAGTAAACCGCGCTATGCCTATTCTTCGCGGTGATGCGATCACTTACGGACATTCCCATTTGTTCCTGGGAATAACCATTACTACCGATATGCCGGATATCGACGAAAACGAGTACGACTGGTTTTTCCGGTATGTCAAGCAAATGGACCCGGAACGGATCATTAAAATAGTGCAGGCGGCAAGTGTACGTAATGACTTGATAATTTCCCTTTTACGGGAACAAAGAAAGAACAGGCCTTCCCCCTTGAAACTGAAACGTTTGAAGCGGGATATTGAATATTACGATCGGGCTTTGTTGAAGTTGAGAAAAGGGCAGACGTTCTTTCTTAACGCTTCTTCATTCGCTAATGTTGAGATACTTACGATAGAGTATTTAAAGCGGTTGTATAATGGTACGCTGGAGCTTCACGAATTTAAAAAGTCGGTGGTGGGTATGCGTCCCGGTCTTCGCAGGGATTTACGTTTCTATGTGTTGTTTGGTGAAGGACATAAGTATTATAACGGTACCATGTCTGGAGAAGCCGCTTACAGCTCGCGGGAACTCCGGTACCTGCACCATGATAAAGCGATTGAAGGCGGTATGGACTTCGGTAATATGCTTTCTTTGGTGATCGGTCAGCCGGACGGTGCTTATTACCGGGTACATAAGAACTTTTTTGAGATACCGCCGGGCTGGTTCCGGGAGATCGCCGACCAGTTCCTTTCTTTTTTCCAGAACCACGAATACAAAGAACTGGATTTGTACTATGACCGTGCAGGTAATAACTTTGAAAAACAGAAGGAGGATTACGCGGGTAAGATCAAAGACGCCATAGAAAAAGACGGCAGCGGAAACCGTACCGGCTGGATCGTAAACCTAAAGAGCCGCAAACAGGCAGTTATCCGGCAGGATGCGGAATACGACTTCATGCAGGAGATTATGGGCGGTACCAACAAGAACCTGCCTATCCTGTTGGTTGATGCGGTGAACTGTAAAGAAATGGTTAGTTCTGTAGAAAAGGCAAAGGCTGAAATCAAATACCGGGGTAATTCTAAAGTAGTGTTCAAAGTGAAGAAGTCCGAAAAGCTGGCACCAAAAAAACTACCGATGTTATCCACCAATTTCTCCGACGCTTTCAAATACTTACTGATGCGCCCCGGCTGGATAGCTTTAGTACGAGGCAAGCGGACGCTGCAGGCCGACTCGTTTGTGGATCAATGGATAGAGAACAGGCATAAAAGGTAATTGCCTTGTAACGCTGGAAAATTGGTTTTCCGGCGTTTTTTGTGTTACCAGGTTACGGGTACCCCTCCGGGAGAGGTCATATTTCACCTTTTAGGGGGAGGGCAACTGCTTTCCGACTTCTGAGCGGCTCGGTCTTCGGAAGGTGTCATTTTTTTAGTTTTTGAATTTTTTTTCGGCTTTTGACTGTTTTTCAGTCGTTTATCTGCATTTAGACCAAAATTTTACGCGAAAAAGTGCGTTTTTTATGTGTTTTTGTTTCATTTTTTGCCCATTTTTGGGTGAATTACCGTGTATTTTGGGGCGGTTGCCTTTCATTTTTGATTGATTTTGGGGTAATATTTTTTATAAATGTATATATTTAAGTACTTTTGCAATCGTCAAAATTACACTGCATATATACCGTCAGGACTTACGGGGTGGTACAAACTAAAGTACACACTAATTTTAAGTTACTGATATGAAAAGATTTTTTTTAGTTATTGTATTGGCCATACTAACAATGGCAGCCATTGCACAAGAACCGTATAAGGCTTATTGTGAAATCGTGGGTACTGGAAATATAACCGGTACAAAAGTAAAAATAGAAGTAGATTTCGGCCAGAAGGCAAAATGGGCAACACCAAATGCTCGTTTTTTAGTAGATGAAAACGGTGAAAAGATGAATTTTAATTCAATGATAGACGCCGTTAACTATTTGGCTAAATTGGGTTGGGAACTAATACTGGCTTATCCGGTTACACCTACACAAGGAATGAGCAAAGACCCTGTTTATCACTATATTCTTTGTAAAAAGGTAACTTCTGATGAACAGATAAAAGAGGGAATTAATTTAAAAGACAAATAGAATATTAATTATAGTGTGTAACGCTCACCCTTAATCAGGTGGGCGTTTTTTGTTACGAAGTAACGAATCGTAGAGTCGAGAAACTTTCTTTCCTAATAAACTTTTATTAACGTTTTTTTTTTTTTGTTCAGAATTTAATGCCGACATTTGCCCCTGTCAAAGTTAACACCGCTGGTGCGGTCCGGTGAGTCTCGGTTATTGGCTCGAATAAATAACGGGCTTTTTTTATGCCCGATAAGTGCTTGTTTAATACAAGGCGGTTGCCTTTCCCTAAACTTATAACCCGATCTTCGGACGGTTTGCGGTGTTAATTTTGACGAATTAGGGGAAATGGTAACCGCCTTTCCCATGTAAAATAGTCAAAATTAACACCGTTATGAAAAATGAATTTCAATCCGGTACAAGCTATGTACCTTCGTTCCGTACTGGTAGCACGGACGTAAACACAATCCAACATCGTTATTTTCAGGAACCGAAACATGAATGTACTGTTTGTTCAACTTCTGGGGCTTATTACTTATCTGCTATCGCTTGTTTCTGTCTTACTTTTATCTATCCACCGGCTGTCATTGGTGCAGTTATATGTGTGTGTCGTGCCAAGAAAGCGAGGAAAGGAGGCCGAAAATGATATCTTATTTTATAGAGCTTAACGAATATAAGCCACAGAACCGAAAATGTGCTGAAATGGCAGAGTTTGCAAACCAGTTTGGTAATACGCTTTGCCCTGATAAAATTTCCTTTGATGCTTTTAAAACTGAACTGGAAGCAAAGGTAAAGGAGCTGAACGAGAAATACCCTAAAACAATGCCGCTGAAAATATCTTCCGGTAGCGGGTTTATTCATATAGATCAGGACACTAAAACACATAATAACGGCTGTGACAAGCCTGTAGCCTATTTTTTCATTTACCGGGTTAAAAGAATATATAGGTTTTCAGAGCGTCCCCAGATAGAAAAGAAAGGAGGTGCCGAATGATATATACTGAATATCAGCAAGTGTTACTTACTCAATTACAAAACAATGATAAAAGGATTGAGGAAATAAAGAAGGAAAAGGAAGAAATACAGGAAATGTTTCTACAAGAAAGTAAATTTAAACCGGGTGATCTGATACAGATTGATTATAAAATAAGCAATGCTACTTTTAAAGTTCGTGGCTGGATTTTCCGGATTACATTCTGGAGGAATCGCCCGTATTATCACCTGAATTTACCCAAGAAAGACGGTTCCCGCGGATTAAGGGTTAAAAGTGTATGCGACGGGGTACTGGAAAGTATAACAAGTATTTCACATATTAAATTAGAAGACTTAAAAGGAGGTGCCAAATGAATACAAATAATCCTGATATCCTATTTTTCGTTAGACGTGAATACGG